ATTCACCTTGCGGAGTCAGGATGTTTTGGTAAAGCATATTTCAGCACATACACAAAATGAGTAATACAACACCATACCAGCAGTTCGTAAATTCAATCGTCAAGCCGGGGGATGAGATCGTCAGGCAGTTGACACCGCAGCAAGCGCATTTGTTGCACATGGCAGTGGGAGTATCTGGAGAGGCAGGAGAGTTGCTTGATGCCGTCAAGAAGCATTGCGTCTACCAGAAGCAGATTGATATTGACAACATCAAGGAAGAGGCAGGAGACATCTTGTTTTATCTGACTGGCCTGTTGAACGAGCTTGATATGTCGCTTGAAGATTGCATTATCGCCAATAGGGAGAAGTTAAGCAAACGCTACGCGAGCGGCAGCTACAGCAACGAGCAGGCGATTTCAAGGGCAGACAAGGAAGAGGAAGTCAAGCAAGAAAAAACTATTCCAGACATTGAAGATGACTTTGGAGATGTCAAGATCGAGCGTGTTGCCTGCAACCTTGGTGAAGAGTGCGAGTCCTGCCAATAATTATGGAATCAATATTCATGGTTGGAGATAGTGTTTCCAAGGTTGGTGGCGACTATCGATTTGACGGAGTTGTTCGTTCTGTATTCACGAAGTTGAGCGGAGTAATTCGACTTGTTGTGGAGGATGACAGGGGAATTCTTCATATCTACTCAGAAAAAAACTTGAAGAAATCAGAGCAATGAATAACTGGGATGAATACGCACTTGGCATTGCCGAGGTGGTGGCGAAGAAAAGCAAAGACCCGTGGAGGCAGGTTGGTGCAGTGCTGTTGCGGCATGACAACACGATTGCGGCTTGTGGCTACAATGGATTTCCAGCGCACATGGTGGAGGACTGGAGTGATCGTGAGCGCAGGCGAAACTATGTTGTCCATGCGGAGCAGAACGCATTGCGTCATGTCAAGCCGAATGAATGTCGGTTGATTGCGTCTACAACGCTGCCGTGTAATAATTGTTTAAAATCTCTTGCATCGTATGGCATCAGGCGTATCGTCTACCGAGAAACCTATCCAACGGATGAATCGACAATTCTTCTCGCGGCAGATTTCGGAATAGAACTAATAAATATATGACAAACATTTTGGAGGATGCTATTGACGCTGTGTCTGGAGATCAAAGGAGAGATTATGGATCGCCAGATGTAGCGCATAAAAAAATAGCTAAATTTTGGAATGTGTATTTGGAAATGCGAAAAGAGCAGGATAATGAAATATCGTCTGTTGATGTTGCGAACATGATGATATTATTGAAACTTGCAAGGCATACAGAAACTCCGAAAAGAGACAACTACACAGACATTGCTGGATATGCTTATTGCGCTTCTGAAATATTAGGAATGTAAAATAGAATAAATAAATACATGAATACATACAAAATCACATATAGCTCGCCAAAAAACATATTCAGTGGCGAGTTGTTTACCAAGGCGAAGTCAAGTCCAGATGCCATGTCAACATTTTTCGGATGGTTGCAAGAGCAATCTGTCTGGACGCATTTGTGGAGCATCCAGATTAACATTGAGCAAGTTGAGAATGGAGCATGGATATGAGTAACACACCAGAGACGGATGCGGCATTGTATCCAATGAACCAAGTCGATATTGTTTGGCCGAAATTTGCCCGCAAACTGGAACGCGAGCGCGACGAGGCGCGGGAGAAAGCCGAACGCTATCGACTTGAAGCAAATTCTCTAATGCTTCAGCGCGACGAGGCGCGGGAGTCTTTAAAACATATAGGAGAATACGGCACAGAGGAAATTAATGCTGCCATTGATCTGCGTCAAAAGCTGGCATCCGCTTTAGTTGAGCGAGACGAGGTTCAAGAGAAATACGATAACCTCGCAACTGAGCATATGCTTGTGGTTAATAAATTGTGCAAAGAGCGTGACGATGCGCGTGATGCGTTAAGCAGAATTGATGAAATATTTTGCGATGGAGAAGATACGCATGATGACTGGATGAAAATGGGAAACATTGCCAAAGACTACTTTAAAGGATTAGAATGAGAGTAGATTACGATAAAGACCAGTTAGCGTATGCATTGGCAGATGCTTTGAAGGCAGGAATTGATGCACGGGCAGAGATTCAAAGGTTGCGTTTCGACGTTCAACGCGATGCCGAACACCATGACCGCATGATTGGTGAACTTGAAAAAGTTTACACCGAACGTGACGATGCGCTGGAAAAAGTCAAAGAATTAATTTATATCGCAGATCGCGCTATTGCATTGGCTGACATAGATTTTGAAAACGATAAATTCGGAGTTGTGTCTGAATTGCGTGGTGATTTGGAGAAAATAAAAAAATCAAAATGACTAAACAACAATTATGGGCAAAGTATGTTGAGAGGAATCCGTCATTTGATGGATTAGGAACAGTAACAATGTCTGCAAGAGGTTTGCGTAAAATGTTTAACCAAACTTGGGATGTTGCGTTTGAGTCTGGATTCAATCAAGAGTTTGAAGATGATGAGGAGGAAGATGATTATCCAGAACCAATTAAACATAATGTAGATGCAATGAACATTTTCGATACGATCTTCGGAAAACGATGAATTCACTTGAACAATATATTGAATATGAAAAACTTGATCCAGTAAAGGCGATGAACGCATTGCAGGATCATGGAATAATCAGCGACAATTGCATTGAGCCAAAAGATGTAATTGACGCTGGAGTAGCAATAACTTGGTTGGATCAGAACTTTTTTAAACTATGAGCGGAGGACATTTTGATTACGTGCAATATAAGTTGGAGGATGTTGCAGAAGAAATTCAAAGGATCGTTGAAAACAACACTTCTCAAGAGGTTGATGAGTGGGGTCAACTGATTGGAAGGAATTATAGTGATGAGACAATTTACGAACTGCTGATTGGCGTTACATTTATTCTTACTGCCGCTACGTATATTCGGCGCATAGATTACTTGTTATCTGGCGACGATGGCGAGGATACGTTTCATGCGAGGTTATCGGAGGAGATGGGATATGAAGAAGGGTAGAAAAAATCTTAAAACATATTTCGCAGGCAAGGACTGCAAGTGCCATGCGTATGATGCTGGAGAATGCGGATGTCCTTCCGATTGGACTCCAAAGGAAACATATCAACTTCGATATGAACTTGAAGATTTGAAATCATTGTGCAAAGAATTCTTGGATATTTTGAATACTGTTGAGGTGAGTGATAGCGAAAGAGAGTTTCATCCAACGCGCATTAATTCGTGCAGGGTGCATGATGCAATCAGGATAAACAAAATTCTTGCACATATCTGTCGAATTGTGACAGATTCTAACAAAAATACGCAATGAAAACCAGTTTTTGGGATCATAGTGGCAAACCATCGGTTTTTGTTGTTAAAGAAAACGGCAAGGAAATACATAGAGGTGGATTTGATGCTGGATATAAACTTGTAAAAATGAATATAGAGCAAGAAATAACTAAACTAACGCAAGAGTGGTATGATTTGATTGGTGGAGATCATCACAAGGATCGTGATTGCCATTGGTATGTCGAAACCAAATGGAGTTATGGTAAGAATCCAGTATATCGTGTTATCCACAATGGATATGTTTACAACGATGTTGAGGAAAACTGGAGCAGTTATGAAGGCGCGTTGAACAGGTTGCGCGAAATTCTTGTTGATGCTATTAAGGAGATTAATGAGTTCAGAGAAAACGACGAAAACTGGAGGTAAAATGACAAGAGCAGAAGCGCAAAGGAAATCCAACGACAAATATATGTCTGGAGAAATTACAAAAGAACAATGGAGTAAGGAGTTTGATGAAATGTCAAACATCCGCATCTGGTTATCGGAAGGAAAAATTGAAAATGGAAGCGAAAGCAACTCTTGAATTTAACCTGCCAGAGCAGGAGTATGATTTTAAATACGCCTGCGCTGGATTGGATGCGTTGTTGACACTGAACGACATTGATCAGGAACTTCGATCTGCCGTGCGTTACCACACTGGAGAATTTACGCATTACATTGACGAAGAAACTGGTAAGCGTAAAGAATGCTGCGTTGAGACTTTGCATCATATTCGCAAGGTGATAAACGAAATGGTTCATAACAGAAAATTGCCAGAACTAATTTGACAGCAGACGTTAAAAACGCAATTGCCTTGGCAGAAAAAATTCGTGCCGAGGTTGATAACGCGCCTGATGAAGATCGCGGGATACTGCTTGCCGCAAAGTATATTATTACAAATGTTTCAACTACAACTGGCAACTTCAAATTAGACCTGCCGTTTGCAAAAAATGTTGTATTGCAGTTTGTAAACGAATTGCTTAACAAGGATCAATTTGAAGCGGCAGCAACTGTCTTGTGGGGGCAACAGGTTTACGATTGGCGACCACAATCTTCGATGGACACTTGGAGGTGCTTGTTTGATCACGACAAGTTGTTGATCCAAGGTGCTGGTGCGATGGGTAAAACGTTTGGTGCAGCGGCATGGTTTTTGCTGGATTGGATGCGTGATCCTCACTACACTTGCATTAAAGTTGTTTCACTTACTGCTGAACACGCTCAACGTAACGTATTTGCTGCTATTAAAAAGTTTTATACGACTGCATTAGTAAGACCAGAATTTGAAGGCAGTGAAACACTTGTAAAAAGTATACAAGCAAATAATGACTCTAAAAACGGAATTCATCTTGTAGCTATTCCGAAAGGTGATAGCGGAACTGGAACGCTCCGTGGATTTCACCCAAGTCCGAGAGCAGGAAAGGCGAATCCGAAGTGGGGCCAAATGTCAAGAACTCATGTTGTTCTGGACGAAGCGGAAGAAGTTCCCGCTGGCGTTTGGGAAGGTCTGCAAAACATTTTGTCTGCCGCTGATTCGGAAGGCGCAAAGGGTCGAATCAAAATCTTTGCGGCAAGCAACCCGAAGGACAGAACAAGCGAGTTTGGCAAGCGATGTGAACCAGAACGTGGATGGGGATCGGTTGATTGCGAGGATGACTTTGAATGGGATTCACGCGATGGATGGCACGTCTTGCGACTTGATGCCGCGAGATGCGAAAACGTCAT